TCTGTAGCTTGGCTGCGCTATCCGTTCCGGCCATCTCCTTGAGAGAGTCAAGTCGAGCAGCCATACCGGAAGCACCGGGAGTCCCAGCGCGAGTTCCTCCCCCTTCAGCAACCTGAAGAAGAAGCTCCTCAATAGCTTTGGCGCGGATTGCAGTCTGGGTGGCCAGAGCAGATGAAGATCCGGCTACGGCCCGTCGTTCCAGCGCATTCATCACGGTTCGCGTGGTTGCGACATCAGGAAGCTGATTAACTGCGCTGGAAAGAAACCTAAGGCTTGCAGGAGTGCCGTGCTGGAGCAAAGCAAGCACTGCCTCAGGCCCTTGCTGTTGAGCAGCAGGCAATCGTTCAATAAAGCTGACGAACCTGTTAAGCTCAGTCGTATTTCCAAACCCAAGTTGAGAAAGAGATCCTGGGCTTGTGCGTTCAATCTTATTGAGATTTGCCGCAAGCGAACTCAGATCAAGTTGCTGTGTTGTTTTGTTGATCGAGTTCTCAATAATTCCTGATTTAACAATATCGTTCAGGATCTGAGGATCAGGAACTTTCCTTACTCCAAGTTTTCTTAAATCAGAGAGTAATTGAATAGCGTTTTTGAACGCAGGAGCTTCTGCCCCTTGTTGGGATACTCTTCCAGTATACAGCTCAGCCATCTGCCCAAGCTCTTCAGAACCTTCCTTGAATGCTTGAGATACTCCAAAGTTATCAAGTTGAGGTGTAAATTCGGACCAGAACTTGTTAGCGGTCTTTAGTGATTGATAATCGGCAGGTTTTAGAAGATAGCTTCCTTGATAATCAATGCTTTTTGTTATAAGGTTAGCTACGTCCCTGAGATCTTTTTTAGCCTTGCTTATAATTGGATCAGAGCTTGATGATAAATCGTACAACTTTTGCCGTATCGCCCTAAGTTGTGATAATGAAGCTGGAGATTGATTTTCTAAAACAGAATTCAATTCATCCAAATACGGTATAAACCTTCGATTCTCATCTCCGCTTTGCAAATATGGGTGGTTTTTCTTAAGGTCTAAAACAGCCTGCTCAACAGATTTTTCATTTTTACCTGCTTTTAGTCCGAAATTGAAAACCTTGTTGTTTTCAAAGAATTGAACAGGTGTGTACAAAATATCCGAGTGATCTTGAATAGCCTTCTTGGTATCCTCAAGGGTGTTCTCAATTGCGGTTCCCATTTTTGCCGATTGAAAAGGAAGGGCGGTTAAGATTTGCTGCTCTCTATTGACAACTCTCCTAAATGCGCTTTCAGCATCTTGAAGTGCTTCTTGAGCGAGACTCCTTTGGGCAGCAGTTCTTGCATTAACAACGGCTTGCTCGGCACTGATTAACCCTTTCGATTCATCAGCAATGCGAGCAACAGTGCTTGGATCAGTGATTCCGAACTGATTGAGAATTTTGCCTATAACGCTTTCAGACGTTCCAGCTTGTCCCTGCAATCCACGAACAGCGGCAGTGATTGCATCGGATTGCTCAAGAAGCTGACGGTTCAGTTCTTCGCCACCAGTTCTGGCTGCAATTCGTTTTTCAAATCCAGCCAAGACTGGAAATGCCTGACCAATTGTAGCTCTAACGCCTCGTCCAATACGTTCAATGTCTTCAATATTTGGAATAGCTTTTCCGATCAAATTAGCTCCCGCTTTTGCGGTGCCTCCAATAGCGGTTAATGCACCTGGAATAACTGCTCCAATAGCAGATTCTTTTGCTGCGCTTAAACCGAAGTCATCAAAAGGACTTTGGACCTTTCCCTCAACTATTCCTGCTCCAAGCCCACCTAAAGCTCCTGCCCCTATGGTCGCCCTGGTTGCGCCAGAAAAGCCTCTAAATACAGGTATTCCACCTCGAATCGTTGCTCCAGCAATCTCTCCAAGTCGATAATCTTGATCCTCATCAAGTTTCTCAATGGTTTGCGCTCCAGCTTCTCCAGCAAGAGAAGAACCTGCTCCCGCTGCGATTTGGATTGGAATACTGGCTCCACCGGTACCCAGTGCGACTGCCAACGGAACTCCGTATCGAAGCGAGGCTTTTCCAAGATCTCGCATCTTTTCCTTTTGAATTTCAGCAGCCTCATCCATTGCTTCTGCACCAATGGTTTCTTTGGTAGGAGGCAGGAATGCTCCTGAAGCCATTTGGTATCTTCCAATTGTTGCGGCTCTTTGATCGGACGCATATCTCCGCACGGTATCGGAGATGACATCACGCGATGTTCCGTCTGGAAACGAAAGGATTCCGACTCCTTCAACTCTTACCTTGATGGCCATGTTATTTGATCTCCCTTCCTTGAGCATCCATGTTAATGATAGTGTCTACAGTGTTGGTTCCACCCGCTGGTACCACTTGTCCGATCTTGCCCTTCTTACCAAGATTTAGGAAACCGAATTGATCCCTAGTATCAAACCAGTTCTGCCTAGCCTCCTTAACCTCTCTTTGAGTTGCTGGATCAACAAAGATGGCGTTGCGATTAAACCGTCTTTCAATCACATCATCCTTAAAGGCAGAATCAATGAGCTTCAATGCACGAGGCAGGAAGTTGGCCGACTCTGGATCAGCAAACATTCGTTTAGCAGACAAAAGCTCGTTTGCAGTAAGCGAAGCCCCAAACAAATCTTTTCTCCTTTTACCAACATAGGCTTCAAACTCTTGCATTATATTATTCAGGAGTGCATACCTTGCATCTTCAACACCGTATTTGTTCTTAATTTCGGTGAGCCATGCTTTGAACCCATTGAATCCTTTCTGAGAAACTTTCGCCAAATCTCCGTCTTTTTGAAGCATAGATATTGATTCAGCGAGAGCGCCAGCCATTCCAAGTCCATCTACATAGGAATTAAGAGATTCCCTCTCATCCTTAGCCATAGCCCTAGTAACGCCAGCAGCAACTCTAAACTCTTCGTTATCCTGAGATGATTGAGGAAGCTGAGAATAGAGAGACTGGAGCTTCTCTTTGTCTGGCTTTTCAGCCTTAAGCTCTTGCATGAAGCCTTTAAGAGACTCCTGTTCAATTTTACGTTTCTTTTCAAATTGAAACTCCCGATTCTTTTGCTCGTATTCGCGTCCAAGTATGTTGAAGCGAACAACGGCTTCTTCATCAGGTATCTTGCTGAGATCCTCGACCATCGGGATTTCTCCCTTTTGTTGAAGGAACGCAAGTCCAGCCCTAGCTTGCTTACCTCTATCTTCGGAATAGATTCTGCTTTGAGACCTTGCTCTTTCCTGCTCAAGCATTGCAGAAAGTTGGCCAACTGGCATGTCAGGCGAAGCTGTAACTCCGTATGCGCCAAGTTGAGCAACGAGATTTGGACCAAGCTTGGCACGTTCCAAACTGGATTGCTGTTCAAATTCAGCCCTTCTCTTTTCCAAGTCACCTTGAGCCTGAGCTGCTGCAATTTGGAATGCGGGATCAGATTGATACGGAGACTGATAGGGTCCGGTGGGGCTTTGAATACCTTCTCTAGCTCCTTGCGCTGCGGCAAGAGTCTTACGAAGAGACTTGTTCCTGAAGTCGGCCATTCTCTCATCAAACGTTCCTCCGGGACTAAGTTCGATTCCCTGCTGAATCGAATTGATCAGCAACTGACGCTCCAGCATCCGCTGCTCATCCCTCTTCCCAAACTCCTCCTGTAGCAACGCCTGACGCGCCCGAGCGGCCTCCTGCGCCCTTTGAGTGCTTCCGCTGATCTGGCCGGCCAATCCACCGGTCAGGACGTTGAAGATATTGGAAGCGACACCGGGGCGGTATCTAGCTTGTGTCTCAATATCAGCAGGGTCGAAATATTTAGGTGTAGCCATAGATCAGTAGCCTCCAGCGAAAGTGTTCTTCTTGCGAATTGTTCCAGGTGCGACGGGCATCGGTGCCGCGCTTCGATCGGGGTTGAGTTCGCTTCCCATCGGTTCCTCGACGGGAGCGATGCCGTAGCCTTTCATGCGCTCCATCATGCGCCTCTGAATCTCATCCTCCCGAATCTGCTGCATGGCCAACGCCCGCTGTTCGAGCTTCTCATCCATGCCGGTGGCTTTGCCGTAGAGACCTCCGGTGAGAAGGTTCCCGAGCCGTTCCATGATACTGGGATCGTACTTGGCGGCTTCGCGCACCAGCTCCGGGTTGGCGCGGAACGCTTCTGCCTCGGCTAGACGCTGACGCTCAAGCTCCTGATCTCGACCAGAGAGCTGATTGTACAACCCTCCGGTGGCGAAGTTGGCGGCGTTCTGTAGGAAGTTCTCGAAAGCCATAGTGTTACTCCATCAACGATCTGCCTGCGCCCCTACCGCGGAGAACCCGCATAGCCGCGGCAAGGATCTCATCGGGGTCGTAGTTGATGTCCTTGAAGTAGCCGGGGGATATAGCCTCAATCATCCTGCGGGTCGCAACCGGAATCGTGGTTGGTTCGATCAGAGGATTGGTAACCGGCTTCCCTTGATAAGGTATAGCTTGAACTCTTGTAGGAGCAGTTTGAGTTACAGGAGTTGTTACAATCGGGAACGTGATCTGAGGCTTATCAAGCGGAACCAGACCCGGAGTGGGTGGCTTTGCCTCGACAGTGCCGGGAACACCAGTGTTCTCGACATAGTATGGCTTCTCCCCTCCTTGGACAGGGGTCGTAACAACACCGCTAAAAATGTTGGTATCAACATCTTCGACCTTTGGAATACTGGTTTCAGGGAGAGGATTTACAACAGTCGATACCGGAGGCTGTTGAAGATCCATCGTGCCTTCCCTGATGTACCGCTCCCTGTTCTCAGGGGTAATCAGGCTGATTCCGGAGTCCTCCCCTTCGCTGCTGTAGGTGGCTTCTTGGGGAGCAGGAGCAGGAGTCGGGGTTGGCTGAGGAGTAGGCTGAGAAACCGGAGTGGGAGCCGGCGTGAACGTCTGGATGTTGCTCAGGTCTACAGGAGGACGATAAACCTCGGTCCATCGAGTTGGCCCACCAGTGTACGGAGTCGGTTCAGGAGTCGGCTCTGGCGTCGAGTAGTAGCTCAGCGGATCGACAGGAGGCTGAGCGTATCCGGATGCGGTTACTGGACCGAACTTGGGGGCTGGAGGGGTTGAGAGATCGACTGCTGGCCTATTGTATTCCCAGTCATCGATCTGCCAGTCCCAGCGATTCCCAGCGTCATCGAAAAATTCATCTCCAACTCGGAGTCCGCCAGTGCCAGGAATGATCGCTCCCCATGGCAGATACTCGCCGTTGGCAAGATACAGCTTCTCAGACGCCTGATTCGGACTTGATGACTCCGTTTCAGATCCTGACGTATCTGTGCTGGTATCGCTTGCCATAGATCAAGCTTTGGGAACCAAGCTCTTGATTCGACCGAGCATCCAGTTGGCCACCAGCTTCTTAGCCTTCGGCTTGTTCTTGAGCCACTTGGCGAACTTCTCGGCATTGCTGTCATAGAAGCTCTTGAACCAAGCGGGTCCGACGAGTTCCTTCCAGAAGAAGAACGCCTCCCACTGATCGGGGATACATTCGCGGGCGACGGAACACATTGCTGCACCGCCGAGGCTTCCAATAGCACCGGTAACGCCCTTGAGAATCGATAGCGGAGAACCGGCCTGCGAGGCTTGGAAAGCGTTCTGAGCATTCTGCAACGCGAAGCTCGAACCCATCTGCATGAGCTGACCGGGTCCAGCCTGCTGCATACCTTGGAACAACTGAGGAGCAGCGAACGGCGAAGCACCCTGCTGGAGACCGCCAAGCTGAGCGGCTTGTGAGACGATCGGCTGGAGACCCAGAGCAGACTGGATGTTCGCAATGTTCTGCTGCTGTGCGCCCTGACGCTGTTGCTGCGAAGCCATCTGGCCGGCGAAGCTCTGCTGCATCGCGGTGTTCCGCTGACCGGTGGCTGCGAGGATGTTCTGGAAGGCTTCCTGCGCCTGTCGATTGGCGACATCGCTGGTGGTCTGACCGCTCTGGAGTAGGCCAAGAGCCTGCTGCCGGCGTTGGACATCAGCGTTTGCGATCGCTTCGCTGACAGCGCGGGCTTCGCGGAATGCGGAGAGATTACCGAGGACGTTGCCGGAAGCGGTACCGCGGGCGCGAACAGCTTGCTCAGCGGCCCGAATCAAACTGGGATCGAGCGTACCGGCCTGAGCGAGACCGGCACCGATCTGGCGTTCGAGATCGCTGCGGATCCTTGCGGCCTCACCGGTATCCTGGGGGCCAGTAGGCATACCCACACGCTCGTAGGAAGGCGCGGCGATAGTTTCCTCGGCGATGGGGCGACTGCCGATGTCTTTGAGGAATTGGGCGTAGAGGCCCGGCTCGGTTGCGGTGCCGTAACGCTCCGGGTCAAGAGCTTGAAGTTCGGCGCGACGTTGCTGGGCGAACTGGGTGCCGTACTTCTGAGCAGCTTCAAGCTCGCGCTGAGCTTGTACTGGAGCCAGATCAGCCAGTGCTTGACCGATCGCTTTAGTCTGAGCGATGTCGGATACAGGTCCAAAATCAACCTCTCTGAACTGACCGGTCTCCTTGCCGTCTTTGTAGATAGGAACCCGAACCTTGGCACCTATACGCGATGCCGCCTCGATCTCACGCTGGAGCGGGAAAGTCTCGATGGAGGCCATGACGGCCTCGCGGTTCGCCGCCGCTATATCTGGTGCTTTATAGGTGCCGCCCATAGGAAATCCTTCGGTTCATCAGTAGTTTGGAGTACCTGTCAAAATCGTACAAACGGGAAATGCCTTTGCGGAACCCACCCAGCTTGGTGACGTTCTTCGAGCATAGCCCCATCATGGCCACCCAGAGTGTCTGAACCGCATGTGGCTCAGTACCAATCGCTATCTCAATCCAAGCGATGTGACCATCTGGGAAGTTGTTGTTCAGATCCTCGGACTCCTCGATCGAGTTGAGGAATCGCACAGCCCCTACACCGACACACTTCCCCTCATCGTTCTTCACAATCCCGATCAGCTTCTTGGCATTGAAGAGTCCAATCCAGTTGAGGAGCTGATCATTGTTCCATGTGGAACAAGTAGGCCAATGCTGTCGCAGCAGTTGGGCCGCTTCGATGATGGTGGGATGTGCGGTCATTGCTGAGGACGCACAGAATCGACAAAGCCAGAGAGGATAGTGGATTGAAGCGAAAGGCGACCGCCCGAGTTGGGGTTGGTCTGAACCCTGAACTGGATCGTGTTCCAGCGTCCCTTGCTGATCAGGTTGTACGCTTTGAGGAACTTCTGCGAGTTGGTGATTGTCAGGCTCGGGTCGAGATCCGTGAACGTGCCGGACATGTTGGTCGCGTAAGCGATCGCCGCATCCGTGTTGGATGTGGTGTACGGGTTGTCAAACGCGAACTGGATGCTGTACCCGATCTTGTCGGGGATGGGCTCGTTCAGGTTGTACGCCTTGGTGATCACCGTAGACTGATAACGGGATCCACCGTCCAGGTACGCGGAGCTTGCGACCGGTGCGAGACGGGTGTTCGGGAGGAAGTCGTTGAATGACCAGACTTGGCCTGCTCCCTCTGAGATCGAGGTCATGTCGCCCGCGAACATGAGTACGGGTCCGAACGTGGAGAACGAGGTGGCGAAGAAGTCGCTTACTTGCCAGTTGTCCCAGTACCCGAGCCAAGAGCGGGCCAGTGAGTGATAGACGATGACCGCGTTGTTCCGGGGGAAAGCGGCTTCGAGTTCGAGCAACGAATCGGATTCGAGGAGAACACCGAACTCGCTCTCTAGTCCAAGTCCGTTTGATTCATCGAGAACGAACGGAACAGCGAGGAGGTAGCGGTTGTTCCAGAACACACCGTCGCAGAGGTCCAGCTTGGTCTTATCGATCTTGCTGATCAGGTCGTTGATGGGGCTGGAGAGCGCGAGGCCGACGCTGGTCTGGGTACCGGCTTGGATCTGCGCCATCGACCGGATGCCGTCGCGGGAGAGGAAGAATACGTCAGCACCGACCGCAGCGATGGATCGGTGCGAGGAGCATCCGATATTGCCGCTGATGAGTGATATGGTCCAATCAGCAGGATCCTGCGTAGGATCGGCATCTACGGCCCAAATTGAGCGTTCCTTGAAGACGAGCAGTTTGTATCCGAACCACGAGTAGAGACCCTTGATGGGATCGCCGTCGCCGCCGACTCGGATGGATCCGAGTGGATCCCAAGATTCGCCATCGAGGATATCCGAGAAGTAGAGGGTATCGGGCTGGATAGCGGTATCGCCCGAGACGGCCCAGAGCCGGTTGGTATGGGTAGTGAGGTAGAGCGGCTTGTTGGGCGGCGTGAGGGATACGAAAGCGACCGCGTGAGACTGGTTGGCCGGCGAGATGGAGACTGTGGGAGCGGTGATGTAACCGCTGCCAGGGTTTGTGATTACGATGGAAAGAACCGCTCCATCCCCACCAATTCTTGCTTCCGCGGTTGCGGTCACACCGCTCGGTGGAGCGGATATGGTGATTGTTGGGATGCTGTTGTGACCGCTTCCCTGATTGATGACATCGATGCGGCTGATCTTGCCGGCGGCGATCGAGCTATTGAGATTCGCGCTGGAGACGTACTTCAGAGTTCCGTAGCCATCGGAATAGAACAGCTTGTCATTGAGCTGAGCGAAGTAGACGAAGGTGGCTGAGGCATTGAGTGTCGCGCCGCTGATCGCGTTGTAGGAAACGCCGGGTGAACCGAAGTAGAGGTTCTTGGTGTTGGCGTTACGATCGCTGACCGCGATGACCAGCCGCTCGGATGCTGCGGTATCGAAGAAAAATCCAGAATAAACCTCCGCATTTGTCGGTAGGTTGCTGCCGTAGTTGGAGGTGGTTAAGTTCCAAGCGGTGAGGATTTCCTCCCAGTTTCTGGATTCGCTGTTACCGGCGAGTGAAACTGATCCGAGACGAGTGACTAGGTTGCCGAAGTCATCGTAGTCCATGTTGATGGCCGACTCCATGCTCGTAGCAGGGATGGCATCGGGACGAGTAGCAGAGACGACACCGGTACTGAAGCCGGTGCTTCCATCCAACAGCATCTGATCATCAAGAGCATCTGAGGATTGGAATGGCATGGCGGATTACAGGATGTCTTGGAACGTATAATCGTACAAGCTATCTGGAATGATGCGGCTGATCTGCTGCTGCTGACCGCGTTCCATGTCCTTCATAATGGAGACTTGAGCGGCCCCTTCTTGGAACTTGGCTTGGGCTTTCCCGTACTGCCGGGAGTATTCGAGGAGATCGCCTTCGGTGTAGGCCATCAGAGCGTTCTCGACACCGCGCAGCTCGAAGTTGCTGTCGTTGACGATCGCTTGGTTCTCGCCGAACTGCCGCATCTGGGACTGCTTCTTCCCGAGGATAAAGAGGTTGCCATCGGTGTTGGGCGTGGGAACGAGTTTGATGCGCGGGACGCCGGCTTCTCCGTAGGAAGCTCCGATGACTCGGGTCCAGTTGACGAAGTTGCCGGGGGTGGACTTGCGGCTATCGACGTTGTTCCAAGTGTTGGGATCGAGCTGGAAGAACGAGACCCATTCCGCGGCGGGGACTTCGATGCCATCGGTCTCGCCGTCGATCGTGAATCGGATGGCGACCGGGAAGTCGAGGAACATGTTGTAGCCGGTACCTGAGGCGTAGGTAGCGGTTACGGTTTGGTCGAGGGTGACCAGTTCGTTGCCTTGGCTGACTGAGCGGGAGATGACGCCGAGGGTATCGTTCCAGAGGCACGAATCCCAGATCATGGAGTAGCGGCGGATGCAGAACTTCTTGGCCAACGCGAGGGTGTTCGCGTCGGTGAAGGAGAGCTTGTCGCAAGCCGCTTGGGCTACTTCAGAGGGTTTCATGCGAAGTACTCTTGCAAGATCATCGAGGAAGACGTTCTAGCTCTGTCAAAATTGTTTGGACCACTAGTTACGTCATCCAAGTTTCTGTTTAGATAAACGACCGTAAAAATACCACCAGCTCCCGCTGAAAATATGTTAATCTTGTAAGTATTTAATCCAGCCGATGGGCTGGTGTCATAAAACTGAATAACCGTATTTGTAATACCTTCAAAACCAGGGTTTGCTTGATAAACAGGCGCAATTCCGTTTAGGCTTGTTCCATTTGAATTGGAACCAATTTCAGTTCCGTTTCTTGTTAATCTGAATACACCCCTAAAAGGCTGGTTTGATGAGTAATTTATAACAATGGTAACTAAGATTTTTGAGCTAGCTGATCTTGGTGTAATTGAGGCTGTGAGATCGGTGATTTCTGTTCCAGATCCTGTAGATACAGCGGTGTAACTGCTAACCCCTTGGAAAATGGTTTGGGCGCATTGCGGAGCATTGGACGCTGTGATTCCCAATTGACTGGCTGGAACCACCTTCACCTTGCTCGAATCGCTCGCATCGGTGATCAGCACCTTGTCGTTGTTTAGATCAACCGTTTCGGAAGTAACATTAGGAAGCGTTACGACGTTAGCATTGATCGTTAGGAGATCAGTCGGTGCATTCCCAATCGTGGTGTCACCATTGACTGTCAGGTTGTTGGAAAGTGTAACGGCACCGGTAACATTGAGCGTAGTCCCAACCGTAGCCGCTCCCGTGACACCGACTGAAGCGAGAGTGGTGGCTCCGGTGACTCCCAACGTGGTTCCGACAGTAGCTGCGCCGGTCACCCCTAGGCTTGCCAGCGTAGTCGCTCCAGTGACGCCTAGGGTCGTTCCAACCGTCGCCGCACCGGTAACACCCAAGCTGGCCAACGTAGAGGCTCCAGTGACCCCCAGAGTTGTTCCGATGGTGGCTGCTCCGCTGGTGGAGAGGCTTGAGAGCGAGGTGGCTCCGGTCACCGCGAGGGTGCTGGCTACGCTTGTGGCACCAGTGAGAGTGGAGGTACCGGTCACCGAGAGGTTGCCGGGGATCGCCAGATTGCCGCTGAGGCTCGTTGCGCCGGTTACGGTGAGGGTACCGCCGACGACCGTATTACCGCTTGCCGCGGCCACCGTGAGCTTGTTGGACCCGACGCTGAAGTCACCTGTGGTATTTACCGCGGTGGTGGATAGCTGGAGCGCGGAATCGATGCCGCTGCCATCTCCAACGGCTTTGAGGACCGTGGTCAGCGCGGAGTTGTCGGAGCTTTTTAGTAGGCCAGTGTATGTC